TTTGAGGTTAAACATAGAGAAGCAATTAATCCAAGTGAACAAATTAAATTCTTAACGATATACAATAGAGTATTCGGAGTTAAAGAAGAGCCTACTCAATGTGGTTCATGTTGGAGAGAGTTTATAAGTAATATGCAAAAAATATATAACGAATATGAAAACTAAACTATTAATACTTATTTCACTAATTGCATTAAGCTGCAAAAAAGATGAGATTAAACAAGCGACACCTACAACCTGCGACTGTTACGAAAGGCATGAAGCAATAGACACCTATTTAGGTACAAACGGCCAAACTCAATTAGGTTGGTTATTTCAATACAACACAACAACGCAACCAGACTTATGCAGCAAAGAAACAGGAGTTTGGGTATATAGTGGTAATCCTACACAATTTAGATATAAGATAATATGTCAATAGAAATAGAGAGAGTATTCAAGAAGCTAATTAAAAAGATTCCACAAGACCAAAAGAATAAAGAGTTTTATTTACTTTGCTTTGGTTTAGCATTCTACAACAAAGAAAAATACAAAGGTTATAAAGTATTCAATGTGGAAAGCGAAAGGGATGAAGTAACAATAATATCAAAGGATGACTTTGTAAGAATGTTTACCGAAGATATAGAAGAGGCAAATGTCGTTAATTGAATTAATAGAAAGAGAAAGAGAAAGGCACTCTTTACAAGGATATAAATTAAAAAGAGTACAAGCATCAACAATACATGAAAAGGATTCACAAATAGTTATAGACAAATATAATTGTGAAGTGTATTTTAATTCAAAGTATAAAGATGATTTTGTAGTAACAGTTTGGAATAAATAAGATGGCGAAACATAAATACATAGAAACACCCGAAATAATGTATGAACTCTTTGAAAAGTATAAGAGCAAAGTGCATGAAAATCCTAGATACAATTATCAGTTAGATAAAACGGGTAAAATTGTTCCCGTACCTTTAAGAGTACCGTTAACCTTTGAAGGGTTTTATGTTTACTGTTATAATGAAATCGGTTGTATAGACCAATACTTCGAGAATAGAGATGAAAGATATACAGAATATGTTGCTATCTGTTCACGTATAAAGAAAGAAATACGTAACGACCAAATCGAAGGAGGCATGGTTGGACAATATAATGCAAGTATAACACAACGTTTAAATGGCCTTGCTGAAAAGACACAAAACGAAAACAAAACAGTAGACAAATTCGAGTTTGGCAACGATTAAAGGATATACACCCCATGAGTATCAAAAGAAGATACATGATAGTATTAGATTTGATAATCATAAATACTATGTATTAAACATTGGTAGGCAGTTCGGTAAAACTATGTTAGGAATTAACTCAATGTTAGATTGGGCTATTAATAATAGAGGTTGCCATATTGCATGGGTCACGCCTATCTACAAACAAGGAAAGAAAGTATTTGATGAATTTGAAAAGGCTACAACTAGAAGCGGTCTTTTTGAGTATAATAAAAGTGAGTTAACTATTAAAGGCTTTGGAAGTACTATAAGTTTCTTTTCAGGAGAGCGACCAGACAATATAAGGGGTAATACATTTGACTATCTTATAATGGATGAGATTGCATTTAGTAGACCTGAACTATGGGATGAAGTATTAAGTGCAACTGTACTTGTTAAGGGTAAAAAAGTTTTATTTATTTCAACTCCTAAAGGAAAAAACCATTTTTATAAATATTCTTTACAACATAACTACGATGATAGGTGGAAATATTTTCACTTTACAAGTTATGATAATCCAATGATTGACTCAAAGGATTTAGATGAGCGTAGAAGAAGTTTACCCGACCATATATTTAGACAAGAATACCTTGCTGAATTTATAGACAATAATAGCGGCCTATTTAGAAACGTTAAAGCTAATGTAATAGAATACAAAGCTGAACAAGAGGAGTTATATGGGGGCCTAGATATTGGTAGAGCAGATGATTATACTGTTTTAACTATTATAAACAGACATAATGAAATGGTTTATTGTAATAGGTGGAGGCATGACGAATGGAACAATATAATTAATAAGGTTGCAGCAGTAATAAATGAATATCAATGTCAAACATATGTAGAGGTTAATAACCAAGGAGACGTATTCTATGAGATGCTACAAGGCAAATGTTATGACTTAATAGATTCGTTTGTTACAACGTCCAAAACAAAGCCTATAATGATTGAGGATTTAGCTTTAGCGTTTGAGCAAAACAATATTAAGATACTAAATAAACAGTATTTAATAGATGAGTTAGAAGCATTCACTTATATCTATAACGAGCGAACTAGAGGGGTACAATATTCAGCACCTCAAGGAATGCATGATGATAGCGTAATGAGTTTAGCATTAGCATATCAGTCAAGAAAAGATTTCAAAGGAGGTCTTCCAAATATTCGATAATACAAATAATAAAATTAAACGTTTTAACATTATGAAATTAGAGTTAATTATTCCCGAAAGTTTGAATGAAGTTCCTTTGTTACATTACCAGCAATTTGTTGACGATGTGAAAGGAAGTGAGGATAACGACTATATCGGTCAAAAGTTAGTCGAAAGATTTTGCGGAATACAATTAAAAGAAATAGTTAAGATTAAACAAAAGGATATTTTAAACCTTACTAATCATTTTAACGAACTATTCAAAAAGAAGAACGATTTTAAACCTAGATTCAAGATTCAAGGAGTTGAGTTTGGTTTCATTACAGATTTAGAGAACATCACAAGTGGCGAATACATAGATTTAGAAAAATACTTACAAGACGTTAATACGCTTCATAAAGCTATGGCGGTTATGTACAGACCAATCGTTAAAGAAAAGGGAGACAAATACGAAATAGAGCCATATCAAAGTGCTATTAACTACGCTGAAGTAATGAGATACGCTCCACTTTCAAACGTACTTGCTGCACAGGTTTTTTTTTGGAGTTTAGGACAACAATTGTTGAAAGCTATTCCTACCTTTTTGGAGAGGGAAATGAAGAAGATGACCAAGAAACAACAAGCGACTTTAGTGGAGCAACTCAATTTGCAAAACAGTGGGGATGGTATACAAGTATATATGAACTCGCTCAGGGGGACGTTAGAAGATTCGATGAAGTTACAAAACTTTCCATTCATCAATGTTTAACATGGTTAACATATAAGAAACAAAGACAAGAAATATTTAAGGAATGAAAGGACACTTACAAATAATAGATGCAATTCGTACACAGTTAGAAGCTGATGAATTTGTTAATACGGTAACAGAGGGAAGTTTATTCGATATTGATTTAGCTAAAGTAACGATGTTCCCTTTGTCGCATATTATAGTTAACTCATTCCAATTTAGCGAGAATGTAATTAGATGTAACCTTTCTATACTTGCAATGGATGTTGTCGACTTATCTAAGTCAGAAGTAACGGATGTGTTCAAAGGAAATGATAATAAGCAATATGTAATTAATACGGCTCTATTAACTTTAAATAGATTATACCAACAATTAAGACATGGTAGTTTAGTTGATAGTGGATATATTGTAGACGGTACGCCAACAGTTGAACCATTTGAGGAAAGATTTGAGAATTATATCGCAGGTTGTACTATGACATTAGACGTTTCATTTTTTCCCGACATGACTGTATGTTAAACAATGGGGTTCAAAAGGAGTTAAAACGATTCACAGACTACGTAGTTAAAGAAGCACGTACAAACTTAACACGTCTAAAAAAGAATAGCACAAAGACGTTATATGATAGCTTAAAAGGGAATGTAAAAGTATCTACAAACTCTTTTGAAATGTCTATTGAGATGGAGGAATACGGGCATTTTCAAGACAAAGGGGTAAGCGGTAAAAAAGTAAAATACAACACACCTTATTCATATAAATCAAAGATGCCCCCACCAAGCAAATTAGATAAATGGATAGTTAGGAAAGGTATTGCACCACGTGACAAAAATGGAAACTTTATAAGTCGTAAGTCTTTACAGTTTTTAATTGCACGAAGCATATTTAACAATGGAATTAAACCGAGTTTATTTTTAACTAAACCATTTGAAGCAGCATTTAAAAAACTACCAGACGAATTAATTGAGAAGTTCGGTTTAGAAGTTTTAGATTTATTTGATTTCACAATACAAAAACCAAAGAAATGAGTAACAGAATATTTGCACGTTCGCCTTATATTATAGAGGTTAACGAGTCAGGACAAACAAGTAGTAAAATAGAGGTATTTTTATGGAATAGTGGAAGTGTTCCAAGTTCACCACAATACACACTTAGTAAAGCAATACCAAGTACAACGAATTTACAAACGTTATATAATGTTAGTCCTTTGATTCGTGAGTATATTAAGTTCGCTAATCCATCGTTAAACTATAATTCGGTTGGTACTGCTTTGTTCAATCAATCTTATTGCAACGTTCAAATTAAGCGATATAAGAATACGGGTACTTTATTAGATACGACTACTTATTATGGTTTTGACGGTTACTCAGAATATACGGATGGATATAACTTTGATAGAGGTCAATATTTACTAGATGAGGGTACGTATTATTATTACTACGATGATTCATCTACATACATTAACACTAAAGCAGGCGACATTACTTTAGAAGTTGAGAACGGTTGGAAAGCAAAGTTTACTAATCTAGTAAGTGGAGCAACTACAACGGGGACATTCAATTCTAGTGGATTAAAAACAGTTCATAGAGTTAGTGGCACGTATTGGGCAGATGGTAACAAGTTAGAGATTACAGATGCTTCAAATAATGTATTAAGAACTTACTACTTTAAACCAATTGAAGAATGTAAGTACACACCTTTACCGATTGACTTTATTAACAAGTTTGGAGCATGGCAAAGAGAATGGTTTTTTAAGGCGAGTTACGACAATATCGAGATACAAAATACTGAATACAATTTAATGCCTAGCGTTTTGCCTAGTTATAGCACCAAAGAGGGACAAACTAAAACATTTAACACGAACGCAAAAGAAAACATTCGAGTGAATACGGGTTGGGTAAACGAAAACTTTAAAGCAACTATTCAAGAGATAATGTTAAGTGAAAGAATATTATTAAATAACTTACCTGTTAGATGTAGAACTAAAAACATTGAAAAGTTTAAATCTATTAATTCAAAAACTATTAACTATACTTTAGAATTTGATTACAATTTCAACACTTTAAACAACGTATTATAATGAGAAAAGTCGACTTATATATTGAAACGGTTGAGAATAGTGGAAACTACTCTAAAATAGAATTATTTAATAACGAAGAAATAACAGTATCTAGTTCGATTCAAAATGTTAACGATATTAGTAAAATATTTACAGACTATTCACAGTCTTTTACAGTTCCCTCAAGTGTTGTTAACAATGCAATATTTGAACACTTTTACAATAACGATATCGACACACTTTTAGACCATAACCTACGTAGAAACGCTTTTATTGAAATTGATTACATGCCTTTTAGAACGGGTAAAATTCAATTGGAAAAAGCAATGGTTAAGAATAACCAAAACGAAAACTATTCGATTACGTTTTATGGGGAAACACTTTCGTTAAAAGATAAGTTCGGGGATGCTAAATTAAAGGATTTAGATGTTACTTTTGTAGATGCTCCTTATTCTGGTTCAGATGTACAAACTGCAATAACAAACACGACTGATGTAGATGTACGCTACCCTTTAATAAGTTCGCAAAGACAATGGACATACGGAGATTCAACGTCTACAGATATAAGTGTTGTTGGAGGTAAAATGAATTACACGGAGTTATTCCCTGCTTTAAAAATTTCAAAGATATTTGAAGCGATTGAATTGAGATGGTCAATTGACTTTCAAGGATTGTTTTTAACAGACACTAGATTTACTAATTGTTTTCTTTACTTAAAGAATAAAGAAACATTTGAAATATTTACGGAAGCACAAAAAGTAAATGTAGTAACTTCAGACAATCATTTAGATAGTGCAGCAGGATTTCAAATAATTAATCCAACTACTGATATAGTTAACTTTAAATATTGGCGACAATTTAATTACTTCTTATATGGAAATCAGTCTTTAGAATTGGTTATAAGTGGATGTTCAAATTTAACTGCAACTTACTATATCGAAATTTATGAAAACAATACTTTAATAAAAACATTAACGGGTTCAGGGAATAACACATACAACATAATAAGTTATGCAACTGTTAATGGTTTAGATAAACAAGTTTATTGTATTGTTAAATCAAATCAAACGGTATCTTTAACATTTAACTATAATTATGTTGTTGAAGAGACTTACGATTTTGGTTTGGCTTCAGGTGGTTCAAGTAATGTTATAAGTGAAAGCGATATTGTTTACGGTATAGGTGCTTCGCAAACGCTTACAACAACTTATATCGATTTAGCTTCATTCATGCCTGATATGACTGTTTACGATTTCCTTAGTGGTATATTCAAAAACTTTAATTTAACGTGCTACGCTAAAAGTAAAATGATATTTCAAATTGAACCTTTAGAAGATTGGTATAATAAGGGGCGAATAATAGATATAACTAAATATACAACAACTGAAGAAATAAGCGTTTCAAGAGTTCCACTTTATAAAACAATTAAGTTTGAACATGAGCAAAGTCAATCGTTCATGAATAGAGAGTTTTTTGATTTGTTTGGTAAGGAATATGGCGATTTAAATAATACTTACAACTACGACGGAGCAGACTATCAAATTAAAGTGCCTTTTGAAAACTTATTACATAATGAGTTTGATGGTACGATGACACAAGTTGGTTATTGCTTAACTAAAAAGCCAGACTTTAAACCTTACATTCCTAAACCTATTTTGCTTTATATGTATGAACAACAAAGTACATCTATAAAGTTCTACGACGGTTCAACAACTAATACGCTTACAACTTACATGCCATTTGGTCAGGACATGAAGAAAAGCACTGTTAACTATTCTTTAAATTGGGGTTCTGATAATTCAAGTCTTTTAAATGTGCCCATTACACAAGGTAAATTTGCAACTTATTACTATGGTTACTTATCTAACTTATTTAATAAAAAGAATAGGATTACAAACGTTAAAACAATATTACCATTAAGCATACTTACAACGCTTAAATTAAACGATAGGTTAGTGATTAGAGATAAACGA